GTCGAAGGTGAGCCGTAGCGAAACATAGTGATAGCTTTGTGACCTGCTTTCGCGGGTAACGGAGCTTTTTCACCGAATTGATCCAACACAAGTGCCTCAACAGCGTAGGTCAGCAATTTCTTGCTGAAGAAGTTTTGGTACTGGTTGGAAAGAGTAGAGCTAGTATTTGTAGCCATAATATTATTCCTTAGTTACTAGCCCGTGAAGCAGTTATTAGCCTCGGTTATCGTGTTCCAAAGCAGCATTAAGAAGAGCAGCAGACTGCTCGTCATCTGATAGTTCATCAAATGATCGAGTTCCACCGACCTTCTCGTTTGTATAACCGCCATTCACGGACAATTTTTTTTCCAGTTTAGTTAGTTTTTCAGTAAGTTCTTTAACTTCAGATTGGCTCGAATCAGCAGATTCAGCTTTCATTTGCCATTGAGCAATTTGAACTGCGTGTCGCAGTCCTTTACCCTCTGGTAAATAAACCAAATCAGGATATTCCCGTAAGAGTCCGTTGGCCTTTTGAGTGAGATCAGCATCTTTATCATCAAGCTCTGGGTGTTTAGCGCGTAATTCGTTATACGCGCCCTGCCAGTCTTCCTGATGTTTCTTGCTAATCTCCTCTGCTTGCAGGTCGTTTACTGTTTCATTGCCTTTTTCACGAAGCTTTTTAGCTTCCTTCTTAGCAATCTTAGCATCTTCCCGCTCGCCGTTATCGTCAGCTTCTTCTGCGATTTTATCCCAGTCATCAGCCGACAAGCCATCTTCATCCCTGTAAGCGTTGCCTTCTTGAACTTTAACTTTCAGCTTCTCAATTTCTTTTCGAGACTCTTCAAGTCTTTCGCGCTCGGCTTTAACCTCCTCCTTCGCAGCATTTATTTCTTGCCACGAACGAGATTTGCGCTCCTCGTTCTTAGCCCACTTACTCTTTTTGGGTTGCTCCTTAGCTTCAGGAGCCTCGCCCTCTGTCAATGAACTTACTTGTTCGTCAGCATCCTGCCCTTCAGATTGCGGTTCCGCATCTGCCTGAGCTTCTGTCTCCACTTCCTCGCCCCCTTCTGAGACTTCCGCCTCAGCTTCTTGACTGCCGTCAGGCTCCGTTTCCGGCTCCTGCTGGAGTTCAAATTGGGGTTCGGGTTCCCCCGCAGATAATGAGTTGTCATACTCAGTAGCTGCGGCCAACATTTGCTCGGCGGTTACTTCGCCGTTTTCTTCTGGCATTTTGCTCTTCCAATTAGTGCTATCCTCGTCCAATCAACGCACTAAACCGATTGGCCGTTGCTGTGGAGCCTTCACTCATCGAATACTCGGCTCCGAGTGTATCCGATGTAAATTCTTCCGGCTCTTCGACATCTTCTGCAAGAGCTTCAACCGTGTGAACAGCCGTGCGAATACCATTTGCAAAACCAGCATTAAATTCAAGTTCTTTTTTACTGGACACCGCTTGCTGGTTTTGCTTGAGAACCATATTAAGCAGCACCATTCGGAACCGCTTACCTTCATCAGACACAAGAAACTTGCGTAAAACTGATGATTCTTGCGCTGTCCACTCAGGCTCCCCAATCCACGGGATATGCTTAGATAGACGCCACGCAATAGATATAAAGTTAAAAAATCTCATTTATTCTTTTTCCAGCTAATCCGCTCCGGCCCTTTTTTCTTTCTCATCGCACTATTGCACTGAGACTTCGTTGGCCTACAAGCTGGGTAGCCATCCCGCTTTTCGCCCCTCTGGCGGCCACAGGGCTTGCCAGTCTTGCAGTCAACCCAGCCCTTCCCGTCATTACGGGCAAACCATTTATGCAGACTTTCTTTTGCCACTCTTGTTTCCCCAGTTTTTTGCCCCAACCTTACGGCACTGAACAACAGCACCAGATGCGTAAGCCGAAGGCCAGACTTTGTAGCGTCTCTTGACCTTCTTGGTGCAAGCGTCTTCTTTTTTCTTTTCAGCCATTACCACTTTTTGCACGACCAGTATCGTGCGGACATTTTATCGGTTGCGGTATCGCAGTTGTGTCGTGCGCGGAAACTTTTTCGTCTGGCTGGGTCGCTCTTTTTAATCGTCATGTTAGCATCGCCAAACCGGATGATTTTTTCCTTACCATCTTTACACGCCTTAACTACAAACTTCTTCCCACCCTGCACTTGACGCTTAGGCGAGTTACACTTCATTTTGGATTTATCTATAGCCATTATACTGCTGCCTGTTGCGGTTGCATTTGTTGCATAATCTGTTGAACCTGTGCTGCTTGCTGGTCTTCCTCAGACGGAATCATGCCAGTCTGCCGCAAGTAATCTTCCACATCTGCTCGCATTGAGCGAGCGTTGTTAGTGTCTACCTGCTCGTACCCAGCCAGCAGTTGGTCTAGTCGAGCCATAATTGCTTGCTGCCCTTCTGGACTAATCTGCAAGCCAGCCTGCCTCGCTTTCTCTAGGTACTGCATTAACACGCCGATTCGAGCGGGATGCTCGTTAACCTGACCCGCAGGGATCATTTCTCCGATTAGTAGGGCCGGAAGAATCTGTTGCTCGTCGGTTACTTCACTGGCTGCTTTCTCGTTCGGGTCTTGAACCAGTCTGGGAATAAGGGAGGGGTCTTCCAGTTCGAGGATAGACTTGTCTAACTCAACCTGATTGATCCACGGCGAGTTCATAAACAACTGCTTACGCTGCACCGCTTTGTTCAGCAGCATAGCCTTGCTTACCATATCCATACCACCCCGTGGCTCCAACTGATACTCGTCGTGCAACGCAACAGGGTCAACGGTGAGACTGTCTTCAAGAAATCTATACTGTAGACTTTTCTTATCAAACTGAAGGAGTACGCTCCAAGACATGCGGAACAAATCTCCCAAAGCTTGACGGAAGAGGCGCAGACGCAAATCCATATTCTGCTGCGCTTGAGCGTTAACGGATTCGATCTCAGTGGCAGTGCGGCGATCCCTGTCCGCCATTATTCCATAGTCGGGAACGGTGACTCGCTGCTCGGCTATGGCTTGCGTCTGCTGAACCTCTTTATCAAAGTCCATTGGAGTGCTCGGCATTTGAACCGGAGCAATGCCAAAAGGCAGGATTTGGCCGGGGTTTAGCCTTAAATTAACACTATTAGGCAAGTCTCGCTCGGCTCGGAACAGCGGTTTGTTGAACAGCGTAAAGGCGTCCATCTTCTCGTTCCAGATTTTGCACATCGAAGCCTCGAAAGGTGCAAGCACTTCGCAAACTCCGCGAGGCGAATACCAGCCGCCGTCAGTAATCTCATACTTAGTAACAGCAAAAGGAGGTTGACCGTGATCAAACGGAACCTCCATAGCGTCTCGCAACGGAATCTCTGGGGCTTGCGGAGAGAAACATTCCATCATCCACTTGCCGTCTTCGTCCTGTGTGTAGACTTCCCACACAATTATCTGATCTTCATCATTGGAATGCGTAATCCCCTCACGAATCTCCCGCTCGTACTTCAGATCATCTGTGATGCCGGAGTCCTTAGCGTTGCCGCCCTTAATGCGATCAATGGTTTCCTTACTGGTGTCGTAAATGCCAGAACGCTTGTAGTGCTCTAGGCTCATAGGCATGACCTGTGTGATGCGATCAGCCGTATCCAGACCCTTCGTCCACGGCGGAACGATCATATACATTGGGTCTACCGCTTGGAACTCAACCTGCTTCTTGTCAGGGTTCCAATAAATCTTCATAACCCCCTGACCACTGACAAGCATATGGTCAATCCAACTCATCACCTCAGTGGCGTAGTTGCTCTTCTCGTTTAGCTTGTAGCTAAACCAATGCTCTGCCGCCGTAGTGAACGCACCCAACTGCGAACGCATCGGCACAAAGGTTGCCAGCACATCTAGCCCCATTGCTTGCTGAAAAAACGCAGGCTTGAGTTTATTGATGGTGGTGTCGATTAAGGGGAAATGAAAGTCAGAGGCGTTGGCCCACGGTTTCTGGCGGCGGCGTAAGCCGTCATTCCGCATCTGATACCATAGGGATTGTCGCGTTTCCCATCGTGCGCGACTAGCGACATCCTCAACGATGTCAGTGTAAAGTTCTTTGCTCATACTACTTGCCGTAGGTTGTTTTCTTTTTCTTCTTTTTACCTTTACCGTAAGCCATCTTCAAATTCTCCTCTATACGGGTGCCTTACTCGCTTGCCCGCCCAAGCTGTTATCATCGCTATTTCTACTGATACTGCTGACTCTATGCATCCATCACACACGCCGCCACGGCAAACAGTATCGTAAGCTACTATTTGCCCAATCTCCCCACATACAAAACAAACACCTTCATCTGTCTTAGCGGGCTTTAATGCTGACCGCTGTAAATGCAAAATTTACTTGACTGCTAATAACCTACAAACATGCCATCTGGCAAGCAATCTTCTTTAAAACTTGCTTCGGCGTCTTCGGTTAACTCAGCAAGAGTAGGACGGGTTATGCCACTAAACCTCTCCCACGTTCCCCCTACGCCGCCACCGCACGAAATGCACCCCATCACTGCATCCGCACGGTCAGGACTGTCTAGGCCGCGAGAGCGCATCTTGTCCTTTGGCTCCAGACCCAGCTTGCCTGTTCGGCTGACCTCGGCTCTGCGTGTCACCATCTGCTGATGCAACATACCGTCATCGGGCAGGATAATCTCCCTCTTCTCTATAATTCTTGCGGCAACATGCCACATCTCTGCGGAGCGGTTGGAGTACCTGCTATCAAACGGCTTCGAGCCAAAATTCACCCTATGGATGTCGTATCCCGCATCCATAAGCGCATCACACAACGGAAGACCTAATCCGCCTTCATCAGCGTAGATTTCATCCTGCGCTAAGTTGTGCTTCTTAATTAAATTCAATATCTTGCCGATAGTCACGTTAGTGTTCTTTTCCCGCCACGTTACCATCTCGACCACCTTATTGCCGTTACGCAACGCAAACACACACTCGTCTCCGCCTGCGGCAAAGTCAATGAAGGCAACCCGCATTCCCGTCTGCAACTCAGGCGGGTTTTGCATACACTGCTCCAAAGACTTTTGGTTCAGGACAAGCCCCTCGCTGCTATCGTCCACAAACTCCCCATAGATCATCGAGCGTATCAGCGGACTATTCTCGCCGTACATCTCAATCTGAGTGTCAATCCACTCCTTTGTAAGATGAGGGCAGTCAAATGCGGTAACAGTGTGGCAATCCCAGAACTTACGCTTCTTTGTGAACGATTCGTAGAACTCGCCCGCAGCGGCTCCGGGGCTGCTCATAATTAAAAGTCGTGATGGCTGGCAGCGAGCGATGGCTGTGAAGATAGGATCAGGCACAGTCTTAGCCTCATCGACAATCATCAGAAGGTTCTCTGTCGGCCCCTGCCTGTGCCAGCCCTCAAACTTGCCTGCGTCATTCGTACTGAAGCCGATAGCGCGGCTGCCGTTGGAAAACTCCAGTTCATTGCTAGTTGCCCTCCAGCCCTGACCCAGCCCACGGACGTATTCCTTTAGCTTCGGCCAAAGCTGACCTTCCACCTGACGCCAGACCCCCGCCGTGGTGACCACAAGACTTTGGGGGAAGCGAACCATATGCCACAAGATAGCGGATGCTGCGACAACACTTGTCTTACCAGAGCCGTTAGCCGCCTTCAAAGCTACCTGACACTCTTTCGCCTCTAAAGACTCCAACACATCCCTCTGCCACTGGTACGTCTCTAAGCCTAGAAAGTTCTTTGGGAAGTTGCACAGACGGCTGGCCTCCTCCAAAACCTCCTGCTCTTTTGCAATCTTCTCTAAAGCCTTATGCTTGCGCTTCTCGTCTGGAGACAACACAAGTGAGGGAGCAGGGGCTGGCTTGATCTTGCGGCGAGGTACAATAATGTCCCGCTCACCCTTACGCTTAGGAGGCTCACCTTTCTTAAAGACTGGCTGAACCGTCAGCGTCTTGAGCTTCTTCTTTTTGGCGGGCATTAGTTGCGAGTCTTAATCCGCTCTGGAATCGAAGACAACTGCGAGAGAAGCTCAGGCGAGATACTGCTCTTCGCGGACGAATTGTCGCTTCCAGCCGTCTTCGGACTCCAGTGCGGGAACCGCGATTGCAGGAAAGACAATGCCAGCTTCCCATCGCGGCTTTCTAGAATCTTGTCGATGAACGCCTCTTCAGCGCGGGCTTGAGCCGCCAGCACCTGTGCGTTGAACTTAGGCTTCTCCTTACGGAGTTGATCAACCCGCTTCGCACTGATGCCGCAGGCGGCACAGGCTCCAGTCAGGCTGACACCCTTAGAAAGCTTCTCAAGAAACAAATCGAGCGTCTCGCCCGTTAGGTTCTTCTTCACCGATATCTCGGACATAGGAAAATGGTACCATCAAGTTAAAACGTGTCCAGTTCTTTTTGGGGGGGATGTATAGGGAGGGGCGGCGATGGGGTGGTGGTATCCCCCCGTGGTCGCGCACGATACACGCGCCTGCTACCCGCGCAAGCCTGCATGAGCCTCCCTTATCCTGCCATCAGAAAAACTTATATCTCGCTGCACGCCCGCGCAACCCCCGCCCGCTCTACCACAGCGGAAGTATGCGCCAACGCCGCACGCGCAATCCTCAAGCCTAAAAACAGCAAAGCCTCAGAATGCGCTGTGATGCGTCTTCTCGTGCGAATAGTATCTGAACACCAGAGCATAACCCTATAGCCCCATACAGCAACCTCGCGCCAGTACGGCCATATTCCCAACGCGCAACCCAACCCACAAAAACAAGCCCAACCCACGCCAACCCTGACCGCCTCAAACGGTATCGTTTGCCCATCCATCGCCAGCCCAACCGCCAACGCCAACGGCCACCGGATAAAACTTGCGGGCAATGCGCCTTTTAGCTTGTGCAAAGGTACATTCTATGGGATTCTAAACCCGTGCCGCGCGTGTGCGGCACTCGCGAGAATTAGCCACTCGCGATTGACATAACCCTGCAGGCTACAGGGAAACGAAAGGTAAAAGATGAAAGATTCATTGCGTAACGAACTAGTGCAATTCCACAACGGGAGCGTTTCAATTGAGGATTCAATCCGAAAAGAGGCAGACGCCTTCCCAAAATCGGCCACCAAAAAAGGGCCGGAGTTGCTAGTGAAAATACTAGAGGCCACAATCTCCGTCATCTGCGAGGCAGATAAAGAGAACAAAAAGCCAAAGGAGCACCCAACTTACCGCACAATCAATGATATCTGTAACCGCATTATAAGTGAAAAAGGTTGGCCCAAGAAAACGGCCAATACTCGCGGCACTGGCAATGATTTGAAAAAGCTTGCCGATGCTATCACCAAAGCGGTCGCAAATGAGGCGGATTCCATTGAACCCACCGACAACCTGCGCGACATCCTTCCCCGCCTAACGGGGGCAGGAATTCAAGCTGGGATCGCATTTGCGATTGAGGGTGCCAACGCTACCAAAGACCGCGAAACGGTCGAAAAGAAAAGCGTTAGCGTGGTGCGTAAGATGAACAATGAGCAGCGCATCTGCTTTGTTCACGATATCGTATGGGCGCAAGCCAAAAAGATTGTCGCCGAGTACAAAGCGAAAGCACCTGATGCGGCGCAGGAAAGCAGCAAC